GGTAAAGTCACCATGTTTACCCGCAATGGAACTGAGCTTGATACTCTGCCGACGATCAAGGCAGTCCTCGAGGCGGCGACACACTACGACAATGTGGTTCTCGACGGAGAGGCCATGGGTGCGGACTGGAATGAGTCCGCCTCAGTCGTCATGTCCCGAAAGTTCGCCAAGGATGATTCAAATATCGTGTACCATGTGTTCGATGCAGTCCCGCTCAGCGACTGGACAGGACAGAGGGTCAATCTAAATCTTCCCTATAGCAATCGACTTAAACTGGTTGAGGGAGTCATGGCTGCCGTAGGGGTAGGACCAGTCCAGCAAGTCCAAGGTGTCACCGTCAATTCTGACGAAGAATTGCTGACATACTATGGGTTCACGACGCAGAAGGGATATGAGGGCATCATGCTGAAGGACTTGTCCGCAGCTTATGCTTATAAGCGCTCAGACGCTGTGCAGAAACTCAAGCCCGTTACAACTTTTGAGGGAGTCATTGTGGGATGGTATGAGGGCCAGCGCGGCTCAAAGCGTGAAGGCATGTTCGGTGGGTTCAATGTCGTCCTTCCGAATGGTGTCATCACTCGTGTAGGTGGCGGTTTTACTGATGCTCTGCGGGCTGAAGTTCAACTCCTCGGCCCTGACACCTTTTGCGGTCGAATCATTGAGGTTGAGGGCCAGCCTGATCCGCTGACGAAGAATGGGTTGACGGTCGATGGAAAGATTCGTTTCCCGGTGTTTTCTAGGTATCGTGATCCGTCCGATGTTGATCCTAGGGTGATCGATGCGGGACGACAGTATGTAGCTAACCAGATTCAAGGAGACTGAAATGAGCTATGAACCGAGGGACATGATGGGTAACGCCATCGAAGTTGGAGACACGATCGCTTACGTTTCTGATCGTGGTGGGCCGTTTCTTACCCTGGGCAAGGTAATCAAGCTTGATGGGTACAAACAAATGATTCAAATCGCCCGATCTCACTCGAGCGGCCGCTCAGGCTCTTACAACAAGATTTCAAATGGGAATCGAAAGAAGTGGGTGTGGGACTCAGTCAACGAAACCGGCTACTATGCTGACACGCCTGCCGCACCAGTGTACGTGAGCATGACAGACCGCTGTCTGCTCATCAAGAAGGTGGTTACCTAGTTCGAATATTCTCGAATATTCTGAGCTCATCTCACGCACTGCACTACTTTTTCGACAAGTTCGTTGATGATTTAGGCAGTGCGTTTTTCATTGACGAAAATTTTTTGTTATGTGTTGTGCAATGCCTGTTGGGTTGGGAGTACACTGTCAACATGTGGAAGGCAACGAATACCGATTTCAACATAGAGAAGCGCCTCATTGTGTTTCTTCAGGAAAACCCTTTTTATGCGGAGGTGTCACGGCACATTCGTAAGATCGCTAAAGACACAAGGAGATCAGGCAGCGGTTAGACCTAGTGCCTCGAGTGCTTTGGTCAATAAATAACTGTCATCACTTCCCCACTGATCATAATCAGATCCAGCTAGGGTAAAAGCTTCATTATGCAGGTGTTCGCCCGAGGCGCTTTGCAGAATGCAAAGAACGAGTACAGATCCGCCGGGACCCAGTTGACGAATGTTTACACCCATGATCTTGAGAACAGTTGCTGATTTACGAAAGAATGTCACTGGTTGAATTTCTGTTTGCATGTTGCACCTTGAATATAAGTATTTATGCGGGGATTATTGGCCACGCAAGTTCAAATGGGTTAGACTGGAGTGTGACGTCACGTAATTCTTGTCGATAAACTTGCCACTCAGATTTCTTCTCAGCTGTGAGCGGACTGTCAGAGAGCTGTGTCCAATCACTCTTGTAGAGTTTATGATTGCGTTCTTCTCGTATAGATGCCCACCTTGCTGATATACGTGCATCTATTTCCTCAGGGGGTGCTTGCGTCACAACCCATGCTTGAGTCCATCTTCCGCTGTTTGGGTCAATGACTGGCGTGCCCTCTGTAGTGTTCTGTGTATGGTTCGTTTCAGGCCTTGAAGTGCTGATGACAAGTGCATATTCTTGTCCCTCGATCAGGCCTCCCGTCCATCCGATGGGAAAACTCACATTAGGATGTTCCCTCCAAATATCGACGGGATAGTTGTTAATTGCTCCGTTATTGATCCTTGCGTACATCAGGTCCTCCGAGTGCTAAGAAAGCGGGTTTGGGCGCAGTTAGAAGTAGTTCTACTCTGCCATCGACAAGCAGGGCTTTAGTTTGCTCGATGGCAGGTAATATGTGCGTCTCAAAGTCAGGATGTTGCCTCATTGAAGCGAAGTGATCGTGCGGTATTGTTCCTGCTGTGACGAGGAAGTTTACTGCCCTGTACTCTAGTTCGAGGCGCCATTCATCGCGCTGCGCCGCCTCATGCGCCTCAAGATCAGGTAGGTGTCCAAACTTTCGGTGTGGCTGTATCTTTGAGATGCAGTCATCAATGAATGCAAGTTCAGCCCTCGCCGCGGCGATGTTGCGCTGCAGTGTATCTGCGTGTGCCGTGATCTCTGATATGTCTGCCTGCGCCTTAAGTCTCTTGACTTCATCAGGGGATGATAAATTGCGCTCAGCTTTTATAAGCTTAGCACGAGTTCTAAGCGAGCTTGCTTCTACTTGTGCCAAAGCATCATTTCTTTCTTCACGAAGATCGCAGAGCAGAGAGTATGCACCATCAGCCGTGTGGCACGACCCAATTAGAAAGTGCTCAATTTGAAAATGTGTATTGCGACGATTATTTTTTGCAATCATATAAGCTGGAAATGTACTCCATAATCTAAGAAAAGTTTAGTGAGCATGAGCCGACAAGGAAATTGTCAATCTGAAAATCGGTGTTGAGGCGGTTGTTCTTGGCAATCATAGGCCACCGGGAGTTGATGATGTCGAGTTCAGAAAGCCTCGGGCGGAACTAAGGCTCGTTCCATTTGCGACCGAATTACTCGAGAATGTATATTTCTCGCATGTGGAAACAAATGATCCAGTGCTTCCGCCTGCATAGATGCCGACTGTCGCATCACTGGCAGCTGTCAAAAACCCTCTTGCGTTTGCGAGGCTTGTTCCCGCTGCAACAGTATCCCCTGAATATGTGTATTTATCAGATGTCGCCACAAATGGCGAGCCGCTTCTGCCTCCCGCGAAGATGCCGACTACGCTCGTTCCCGACGCGCCATGGTAATCTCTTGCAGTTCCCAACGCTGTTCCGCTCGAGACTGTGTCTCCGCTGTAAGTGTATTTACTCACAGTGGTCACTGAGGTGTAACCTCCGGTAAAATAGCCAACAGTTGAATTTCCTGCCGATCCAATGCCAGATTTCGATTGATTGATTGATGTCGTCGCTGCCGCAGTGTCGGTGCTGTAAGTGTATTTATCAGTGGTTTTTACCTCTACACCGGTATAGCCTCCGGCGAAAATGCCAACAGTCAAAGTCCCGCACCCTGAAATGTCAGACCTTGCTTGCGATAAATTTGCCGAAGTAGAAACCACATCGGTAGAATATGTATAAATGTTTCCATTTGCAACAAAGCCACTTATTCCTCCTCCGACAAATATCCCCTTCGAAAGATTTCCGGCTCCTCCTGGCCCCGTCTTGGCTGCAGACAAACTCGTTCCGAGCGTTCTGGAATCTGTAGAAAATTTATATTTGTCAACGGTGGCAACAGCCGAACCACCTGTGCCTGCGGCAAAATATCCAGAACCAGCGGCAGCCGGAGGTTGCTTCGCCAATAGCCACCGCAACATCACCATGACAATTCTCCGAAATTTGTACAAGAAAAGTCAGTGCTGTCGTTCTTTGCAATCATGATAAATGTCCAGGGTTTGTGGATACTCCGGCTAAGCTATACCTTGCGGTTCCAAGACTCCCACCAGCTGCGACGGTGTTGGACGAGTAGGTGTAAACTTGGCTAGCTGATTGATACGCGAATGATGAATTCAAGCCGCCGATGAAAACCGCAACAGATGAATTCCCAAACCCTGCATGAGCATTCACGGCATTTGTGAGAGCGGTCGCCGATGACCAAGCATTTGTCGAGAACGTGTATTTTTCACTCGTCGAAATGACTGACCCAGTATATCCGCCAGTAATCAAGCCGAAGCTATTATTTCCAGCACTTGCCATGTTATATTTTCCGGTCGACAATGCTGTTGCCGATGTTACAGCGCCGTCGGAAAACTGATACTTGTTGTGTGTGGTGAAGTATACTGTGTCAGTACCTCCGCCGGCGAAAAAGCCATGAGTTTGTGATGCGAATCCAGCCATAGCGCGTCGAGCAGTTCCTGTCAGGCTTGTTGCTGATGTGACCGAGTCAGTGTTATATGTGTATGACTCCGCTATCAGCGTATTGACGCTACTAAAAGTAGTGGTGCCACCTGCAAAATATGCCTTTTCGGAATTTCCTGCTGACACCAGATATGCTCGTGCGGTCGAAAGAGACGTCACAGACGAGACAGCGGATGTGGTATATGTAAATTTTTCAGAGGAAGAAACGACCGCCACTGATGATGGAGGCGAACCAGCAGGCACTCCGCCTCCGGCTATTATTGCAAAAGAGAAATTCCCTGCAGATGCTGCGC